CTGTACACTTTGTATCAAGCACAGATGTAGCAGGTTATCTTGGCACAGCAAGCATTTCGATGCAGACAGAATTCGGAATGACTTATGTAGAGGATTTCCTTGGTCTTGGCACTCTGTTCATCATTCCTTCACTCACAGCAGGCACAGTTATTTCCACAGCAAAGGAAAACCTGCATTGTGCATATGTACCTGCTAATGGTGCAGTAGGACAGGAATTTGAGCTTACATCGGACGAGAGTGGTCTTGTCGGCATCACTCACGGCAGAGTGCTTGAGAGAGCATCCATCGAAACGCTTCTGATGACAGGCGCAAAATTCTATGCAAAGGAACTTGCAGGAGTAGTCAAGGGAACTATAACTGCTACTCACTAATCACAGAAAGAGGTAACCGATGTTAGAACAGGTATTAACATTACTTGGCATAAGTGACCCAACAGATGAGGTTACCTCATTGCTCAATCAGATTATCAGTATGACGGCACAGCGACTTCAGCTTCGGCTTGGGGTCGCTAATGTGCCTGCTGAACTGGAGTACATTGTAGTCGAAGTTTCAATAGTAAGGTTCAACAGAATAGGCAGTGAGAGATTGTCAAGTCACAATGTCGAAGGTGAAGGAATGACGTGGACGGAAGAAGATGACTTCAAGCCATATATGGCAGAAATCAACGGCTGGCTTTCACAGCAGAAAGAACCGCCACAGTATGTAGGAAGGCTTAAATTCCTATGAGATTTGACACACCAGTAATCTTCCGAGTGGTTGAAGATGTGTATGATCCTGCCACTGGGAACTACGCTTCAAGCACAACCAGTGAACATATCCACTATGCAAGTGTGGACGGCACTACGGAGCGAATGATGACACTTGTATATGGTGGAGTTATGCAGGACAGCATCACGGCAAGATTCCAGAACCACATCACGGACGAATACACAGACATTGAGATAGGCGGTAAGGCGTATAAGGTAGACTACATCGCACCTAAACGGGTGAAGGATGTATATGTGCTATCCAGAGTATGAACGTAAAATTTAATGGTCTTGATGACTTTGAAAGGATCTTGAAGAAAAATGTCACAATGGACGATGTAAAGCGCATCATCAAGGTAAATGGTGACAGGCTCAACAGGTATATGAAAGAACAGACCACACACGCTTATGTGAAAGGTTATTCTACTGGTGACACGGCAGGATCAATCAACACAGAAGTGCGTGATGGTGGTCTGACTGTGGCTGTAGGCGCAACAATGAACTATGACCCGTATGTAGAATACGGCACAAGGTATATGAGCGCAGAGCCTATACTTGACCCTTCCTTAGAGCGTGTAAGACCACAGTTTTTAGGCGACTTAGAGAAAATTACGGAGAAATAGTATGCAAGCACAGCAGGAATTGTTTACCTACTTTAAAACGCAATTAAACGCCTATGACGGGCAACTACCGCCAATGGGTACATCATACCCATTCTATTACCTTGCCGATACAAGACAGCAATTCGGTGCTTCAAAGTCGCAGGACTATGGCTATGTCACTTTAGTGGTACATATCTGGCACAACAACGAAAAAGAGCGTGGCACTGTATCTGAGATGATGAACACTGTGCTGAATACGGCAGGGAACCTTACCGAGACTTCAACATTCAAATGGTCACTTATACGAAACGAAACAGAACAGCAGATACTTGCTGACAACACCACGACACCACCATTGATGCACGGGTGGAATTCATTACGTTTTAGCTATTCAAAGAAAGGATAAACAATGAGCGCAGTAACAGGAAAGAACCTTGTATACCTGTACAGACTGGCTTCCGAAGCAACAACTGTGGACGGCACAAGAATAGCCTTCACGACTGAGGATGAGCTGTCGATCAGTGCTGATGCAGATGCAACTGCAACAAAGGATGGTTCGGTAAGAGGTGCCAGCGTGGCAGAACTTGAAAAGACTATGACCAGCCTTATGGATGCCAATGATGCAATGCTTCCGAAGCTTAAGAGTGCGATCCTTGACGGCTCACTCATCGAGCTGTGGGAAGTAAATCTTGATAAGCCAGTTACAGGCCAGACGGGTAAATTCAGCGGTACATACTATCAAGGCTATCTGTCGGAGTTTACCACTTCGTCTCCTGCAGACGGAAATGTTGAGGTCAGTATGACTATCGGCATTAACGGCAAGGGTGCAGACGGAAACGTAACTGTACCTGCAGGCCAGCAGGATGATGGTCAGTACACATTCGTTGATACACCGAAACAGGGATAGTGAGCAGGGGAGAGGTCATACACTTCTCCCCGACTTTTATGTAGAGAAAGGAAAGCACGATGAAATTTGAACTGATAATGAACGGCACACCATACGAATTTGTATTCGGTATGGGCTTTCTTAAGACTATAAATGCAAAAGCAACAGTCAAAGTGCAGAACAGCAACTATGTGATGAACACAGGGCTTAAATTCATTATGGCGCAGGTCATAGACAGAGATGTGGAAGCACTTGCCGAGGTGCTTATGACAGCCAACAAGGGGATGAATCCAAGACTTACACAGAAAGACCTGTACGCTTTTCTTGAAGATGAAGAAACGGACATAGATGCTGTTTTTGACACTGTTATGGATTTTTTCGGCAAAGCCAATGTCACAAAGACAGCGTACAAGGAACTGGCAGTGAAAGAAGCATAGAAGACTTGTACGATGAGGTGGCATTGAATTGTTTTAGATTTTTCGGCTTTAGATCACTTGATGAGGTTGACCGCCTATCAATCAAAGAATATGAAATGCTGTGCGAAGCAGAGCAGTACAGGCAACTTGATAAGCAGAAAGATATAGCACTGGGTGCGTGGCTTACTTTCTTGGCAACGGCTAAGAAAAAGGTAGGCAAGCAATTAAAGCCAGTATATCCGACCTTTGAGAGCTTCTTTGATTATTCAAAGGAACTGAAACGTATGAAGGGCGAGACAGTCAACGAACTGAAAGACAGATACAAAGCATTACAGGAAAGGCTAACAGGAAATGTCAGCACACACGATAGAAGCAATATTAACGGCTAAAGACCAAGGCTTCACAAGTACATTTGATAAGGCACAACAGAAAGCGCAGTCTTTTGGCGACAAAATAAAAAGCGGTCTTGGCTTTGGTATGCTGATGCGTGCAGGGCAGAAAGCCTTTGATGTCATCGGCAATTCCATAGCAACAAATATGGACGGAGCCATTAAGAGGTTTGACACCTTAAGGAACTATCCGAAGGTAATGCAGAGCCTCGGTTACAGTGCAGAAGATGCAGACACATCCATCAAGACACTGGGCGACAACATTGGACACTTGCCTACCTCACTGGATAAGGTCGCAAGTCAGACCCAGCAGATAGTGGCTGTAGTAGGTGACCTTGGCAAGGCAACAGACCTCACACTGGCACTTAATAACGCTATGGCATCTGGTGGCGCACCTGCAGAACAGCAGGCGAGTGCGATCAATCAGTGGGTACAGGCTATGGCAAAGGGCAAGCCAGACCTACAGGATTGGCGTGCTTTAGTACAGACCGCACCTGCTCAGATGAACCAGCTTGCAGAAGCAATGCTGGGCGCAGGCAAGTCACAGACTGATCTGTACCAAGCAATGCAAGACGGCTCTGTCAGCATCGATGAAGTCAACGATGCAATGATAAAGCTGTCACAGCAGGGTGCAGACGGCATCACATCTTGGGCAGAACAGGCAAAGAGTGCTGGTGGCGGTATTCAGATGGCGTTTGTTAATGTCAAGGCGGGCATACAGCGAAATGTTGCAAACGTCATAAAAACCATTGATGAAATGCTGTCAAATTTTGGCGGTATATCTGGTGTTATCGAAAGTGTCATACCCGTTTTTGACACGCTGGGCGAGACAATATCCAAAGTACTTAGCGGAGATATTTCGCTCGGTGATGCTATGCAGGGTCTACTGGATCAGATAACAGCAAAGGCAAAAGAATTCATCCCAAAAGGCGCAGAATTCGTAATGAACCTTGTTGCAGGAATACTACAGCAGGCACCACAAATGATAGTGGCAGGTCTTAATGCGGTCACTAACTTGGTAAATGGACTTAGTAGCGGAGATGGCAAAGTAACAGCAAAGGCTGTCGATCTTGTAGGCAAAATACTTATGGCGTTCATCAAAGCCATACCAC